AATAAAAATTACTGAAGCGGGTGCTTTTTGGGATGAGTTAAAGACTTTTAAAGGAAGACTTTTTGTCTAAGCTAAATAGAAATATTAGAGAAAAGTTAGTTGATTCAAATGAGCCTGCTAAAATAACAGATAAAATATTGGTTCCAACATATGATAGAAGGCATATGCCGCATATAAGAGAAGGAAAGATTAGTGCTGAAATTTTTACTAAAGATAAAAAGCGCAGAGAAGAATTAGGTCTACCTCTTTGGTTACCAGATGAATGCTAATGGAGATATAGAATATTTTGTTATAAGAACAAAGGGAGGCCCATTTCCAGGTAGTAGGGTTGTTGATAGCAATTTGTTTGAATGGCCTTTACCTGAGATTCTAGATATGCCTGAAGAAATTGATTTTGGCGGATATTATGAAAAGAAGAATGAAAGTTCTCTTCCTCCCCAAAAATTGGGTTCTCATTTGATGCGTGGGGTGGAATATTATTGGATAGAAAACGATTAATAATTATAACTAAAGAAAGGACTTTTTTGCTAATCTAATCTCGACGTACAGGCTTCCTTCTTTCTCGGAAGCTGTCTTCCTCACTCACGCCAAGAGCCGGAGAGATCCGGCTCTTGGCTTTTTATGTATCTTGATAATGAAGATTCAACTTATGAGTGAGGGGAATTAAGTATTTTGTTGTTAAAACAATCAAATAAAGAAACAATCTATAGGAGAATTTCTCCTGTTCGCACGTTGGCTCGGCCTGATGAATGGGCGATATATATGGGATTGAGAGTAGATGGTCGTCCCTTTAGCCTTGAAGGTAGAGAGTTTGTTAGTCAAGTAATTAGAGATATGAGTCCTGAAATTGTTATTCCTAAAGCTGCTCAAATGTCCTTTACCGTTACTTTTATAACGAGAACGTTGCATTGGATTAAGGAACGTGGATGGCATCATCTCTATTTACTTCCTATGAAGACTGGCGCTATTCCCTTTGTTCAAGCACGAATAGATCCTACTATAGACTCAAATGAATTTCTTAGAGAACATTTTACTAATGTAGATAATAGATTGCATAAGCAAAATGTTAATGGAGTTTCATTATATATTCGTGGAACAAATATTAATCGAGAGCTTCAAGAAATTCCTGTTGATGTTGAGGTATGGGACGAGCGCGACCGTATGGTTGAAGACAGCTTAGAAGATGCTCGTCATAGAATGGATGGTTCAAAAATTAAGAAATTAGTAATTTTATCTACTCCTACTGTTCCTGGGCATGGAGTTGATTCTGACGACGAATGGCATTCGTCAGATCAGCATAGGTGGGAAATACCTTGCCCAAGATGTAACCGTTATCAAACTTTAGACTTTGAAGAAAGTGTTAAACTTGGGGATGCTGTTTCTGAATGTGTATTAGAATGTAAGTTTTGCCATCGGCCTATTAAAGATCAAGAAAGAATTGCTCAAAATGCTTTAGGCCGATGGGTTTCTACTAATTTAAATGGAATAAAGCGTGGTTATCATATTAATCAATTTAATTCTCCTGTTCAAACTCTAAATGACATATTAAAGGGATGGTTTTCAGGGCAGAAAGATACTAAAAAATTAAAATCATTTTATAATAACTCATTAGGTCTTCCTTGGGTAGCATATGGTGATCAAATAACGCCAGAAATAATAGATAAGTGTAGAAGCAAGGGTCATCGGCTAGGAGGTATTCCTGATGGCCCTGTTTTTATTGGAGTAGATATTGGAACGTTTATTCATGTAAAAGCTTCATATTTGAATAGATTTGGGCATAAAATGGCTTGGCAATTGCATATTTTTAGAGAGTGGGATCAATTAGATAATTTTCTTAGTAAATTAATTAGCTTTAACTGTGTTATAGATGCTCACCCTGAAAAAAGAAATGCAAGAGACTTAGCTTTAAAATATCCTGGAAAGGTGTGGCTTGGTTTTGAAGAGGATAGGCCGGCCACTGAAGAAATTGCAGTTTATTACCCTGCTAAATCTCGTACAGAAGTTGGAAAAGTTTTAATTGATCGAACTATGGCTTTTGATCAGGTTATTTCTGACTATTTAGGCGGGCGTATAGTATTGCCAGCCGATGCGCGTGAATTAGGCGAATATTTAGAGCGTAAAGATTATAACGGATTTTATTATCATTTAATACAAATGGTTAGAACAGAAGAAGAAGATACAAAGGGGCGAGTTGTAGCTAGATGGCGAAAGAATAAAAATCCTGACCACTGGCATCATACAGAAATGTTTGAAACTATTGCGACTATGAGACGGCCTTCTCTTGAGGTTCCTGTATCTATTCAAGAGGCATTTCAAAAATCGGCGGTAATGGCATGAAACCTGAAGCTAGAAAGCAAGTGTTAGAAGATCAAAGAAAACGAGTTAGACGTAAATATAAAACTAACCTCAAAAAAAGAAAGAAATTTATTACAGGAGAGGAGGATTATGTTAAGGAAATGATAGTTGTTTTGAAAATTGCTGGATATTCAAATTCTCAGATTGGATCAATTGTAGGCGTTAGTAGGGGTCAGGTTAAATTATTATTAAGTAAGCCTGACGCTCAAGAATTATTATTAGTGTTAAGGGAAAAATTGCCCGAAGCTGCTCTTGCGTTATTGCAAAGTTATAGTATTGAAGCGGTGCAATCAATTGTGGGTGTAATGAGAAGTTCAACAGATGATACAGTAATTCTTAAAGCTGCGTCAGAAGTTCTTGACAGGGCTGGTCTGCCTAAAATGAGTAAAAGTGAGGCCAATATTCATAAGACACAAGAATATAAAACTACTCTTTCTGATGAATTGTAGATAGACTTCGGCAACTTCCTCCTGAACTTCAAGAACAAGCGGCTCAAATGGTGGAAAATATTGAGAAATTACTCGAAGAAAACTCAACTGAGGTAAATAATGGGTCTGCTGAAGACGATTAATGAGCAGATTTTTTCGGTTTGGTCATTTTCTTGGTCTGGCCTTAGATCAAAGTTTAGATTGAGCCACACGAAATTTTGGACTGGTAGATCATCTGTTGAAAATACGTTAGTTAATTATGAAACTACCAGATCGCTCTATAGAAATGACGGAAAACAAAATTTGGGGTCTGGATTTTGTAGACCTATTATTGACCTTCAAGTTGCGTTTATTGGATTACCTTATGCTTCTGTAGAAGATCCTGATATAGATGATAAGATAAATAGCTGCATAAAAAAGTATTGGGCAGAAGAAATACAACAAATGTTTAGAGATTCATTACGAGATTCCAAAGCTATTATAAGGCTCTCCAAAAATTCCTTAGATGACCCCTTATTGACAATGGAAGACAGAGAGCATCTCAGTCTTAAAATTATTTCTCCTGAGAAAGTGTCAATTGAATATGATATAAACCAAGGTACGATAATAAATAGAGCTATAATTTCTCATTATGTTGAAATGATTGAGGAAGACTTTGACCCGACAAAAGGAGAAATGCCTAAAGTTAAAGAGCATCAAATTTTAGAAATAGTTACTCCTGAAGAATTCCAATATTATGATGTTTCTGAGAGAGAGTGGCTACCTCAATTGGGTTCAATTAATACTTGGGGGTTTGTTCCTTTAATTGAAATTTTTAATGAATGGGATTCGTCTATAAATGGTGGGCAAAGTGATTTAGAAGGTGTTTGGCCGTTTATTGAGGCTTTTCATGATGCTCTAGATCAAGGCTTACAAGCTCATAAATATCATTCTATTCCAAAGGTGAAGTTTAAAATTAAAGATATTGCGACGTTTATTAGAAATAACTTCCCTGAAGCCTTTGATCCTAATACTCAGTCTTTAAAACCACAAGCCACAATTACGTGGAAAGGTAAAGAAGTAATTTTTATAGAGGCTGATGAAGATATTGGATTTGTTGAAGCTAGTTCGATTCTTGGAGATACTAAAACATTACTAGAATTTCTTTTTGATTGTATTTGTGTTTCATCTCAGACTCCTGAATGGGCTTTTATGAGAACTGAAATTGGCGGTATTTCATCTGAGCGGTCTGCTCAAACTCTTCCTTTTGAGAAAAAAATTGATAGAAAACGAAATA